CCGCCTGTACCAGTCGCATAGCAGACACCGCCTTGAGAAGTTCTCCAGAAGTCTTTAGCCTTACTATCATCACGCAATGTAAGCTCGGGAAAGACTTTTCTATACGCCTCTTCTTGCACAAGGGTTCGAATCTGGAAGGCGTTATTTGCGGCAAGCATTGCCGAGTAACTGATATGAATAAACTCACAGTCAGGCTTCTTTCCAAAACACCAAGCCATAAAATTAATTACAGCAATTTCAGTTTTAGAATATCGTGGTGGAACGTTAATAATTAACCGCTTTATCTCTCCGCGATAAACTTTCATCAAAGCTTCACAGATTTCTAAGTGGTGCCAGTTCTGCATCCATTTATAACCACGGCGCTCCTTAAACATGTACCTTGTGAAGAAATATAAATCTTCTTGCGCCTCGATCCGGATGGCTTTATCCCGAGCCGCATCAGTACTCATCTAAGACTTCCCTCCGCGCTTTTAAGTAATCTTCCATTGGAACTGGAATTTCTGAATTAACTGTTTGGACTGGACCGCCGTCTTTGCCTGTAATTTCTTGGCGATTAGTAAATTGACCACCAATGTCTTTAGCGGCTTGCTCAAGAATTTTTAAGGCTGTTTTGACGTTTCTAGTCTTCTCAAGTTGTCTTTGGTATTGCTTCAATCGGTAGTACTTATTAGCAATTGGAATATCAATTAAGCCTTTATCAAACTCATCTCTGGTTTTTTCAAATAGTTCGACATACTTTTTGCTTAAGTTCTTACCAGCAACCTTTGTAGGGTCATAAGTTGCAACTTGAACACGATCTATATCAACGCCAAACTCTTGTTTTACGAGTTCAGCCACTTCTTGAGGTGTATCACGACAAGCAAGAGACTGAACTATAAAGATTTTCACAGGCTCTTTTAGTGTCGCCATAACTTCCTCATCGTATAACTACGTATAACAAAATGGGCAAAAAAAAGAGCCATTAGGCTCAATTGATTACACAGTTGCCGCAGCATTTTGAAATATCAAGATTCGAAACAAACGGCGGATTTTTTGCGACTTCAATAAGTCGCTTAACATTTTTGCTTGGTCCATAACGTTTAACTACGCCAATAAACTCTTCAACGTCATGACCAGCAAGATAGTGCTTAGGAAGACCAGAACTATCGCTATAAACAATTTCTCCGTCCTCGTCTCTCATCACTCCAATGTGGTAAAGCTCATGTTCAAGTAAGTAACAGAACTCTGTATCGTTTGCACGCTCACAGAAAGAAGCGTCGACAGTTATTAAATAAGTAGGTACAAAACCAAACCAATCACGCATCTGTTGCTCTTGTCGAGCTTTACGCCAGCCACCAACATTGAACATGACTTTTTCGCACTGGCCTAACACCATAGCTTGCTTGCTTTTATATGCAGAAGAGGCCCAAGCACATGCTAAAAACTCTTCATTATCATGAAGCAGCTCAGCAATATGATCATGATCTGGATTATAAATAGGACCCCCAATAGTTAAGTAATTAGCCACAACCCATTTTTTTAAGTCCGGTGCTGGTGTTAGTCTAATTGCTTCCTCTTCTTCAGCTTGATCAATAAAATCAGTCGGTGGAAATGGTCTGATCTGCTCCATCTTCAATTCTCGCTAATTCACTTTTTATCCAGTTGATGACATATCCCGACAAAATAGAATCTGGATGAAAGCGCTCTATTTTGTAACCCATCTCTTCAGCATGATCATATCGATTAAGACTCCATGCTTTATTTGACAGCTTTCCACCACGCCCACCAGACCAGGGACCACCCTCAATTTCAATGAGCAAACGCAATTTCACTATATGAAAATCAAAGCGCCAGTGTTTGGTATGGATCGGCTGAAACTTACTTTCAAATCCAATCGCCAAATCCTCAAGCTCTTCCTTAAGTGTTGCCTCAGCCTCGAGATATTTTTGCTTCGCCTTAGGCAATGGCCGGCTTTTAGGTTTAGTTTTAGGTTCTTTTTTCCGAGTAAGCCAAAAGTATTCTGTAGAATCCATTATTCTTACCCATAAAAAAAACCGCCCTTAGGCGGTGGCTAAACTCACAGGCAATATAGTATTACTTCTTAAAAGTTGCCTTATAAAGCTTTGAATTAAAGTAATCCGTAATTTCTTTACCTTCGTTTTGAATTTTTTCCTCATTTAAGGGTAAAAAATCTAATTCAAATTTCAAGCTCATATACTCTGGAATAAACTTCTTTATAGGCGGAGGTGGTTTAGGTCCACCTTCTGTAATTTTTTCGATAAATCCAGCTAACCATAAAATATACTCACCTTCTGAATTATGAGGAGGAATCAAACTCACATCTATTTTTACTTTACATTCATCTAATTGTTTACTAAACAATTCAACAAAATCAATAAAATTATATTTTAATTTAAATTTTGTTCCCTTAATTTCTCTGCGTATACATGTCATAAGTAAGTTCATATTTTCAATACAGTCATGTGAAAACAATTCCTCATCTTTAATTTTGTTATAAATATTTTCCGCAAACATGAGATACTGTGTCATTTCAGCAGCTCCTCATTTTTATAAAGTATTTTTCTTAAGGTAGTCCTATTATAACAATGTTGCAACAAGAAATTTTCCATTTTTAGTTTAAGAAAATTTTAAAAATTATAAAAACGATTATATTCAATAAATTAGTACAAATAAAAGCTATGGAAGTTTGATCTTTCTATTGAGCTTTAAAATGGATTATTGTGTTTAAATTATCAATTTAAAAAGCTTGCCTAGTAGGCAAGCTCCCCCTTTTTTGATATTTGCGCTGATCAATAAGGTTTAGGGTTACTTAAAGCAACACACTGATAATACTGAAATATTCAAAAATAAAAAAGCCCACTTCCTATTTTTATTCAGAAATGGGCTTAGCGAAAAAAACGCTTAAACCTGAAATAGAAAATATCTATTCGGAAATATCTCCAACTTCATATTGGCATAATATTTAAGCACTAGCATTAGGGATTGAATTAAAAATATCAAATATTCATATTTAAATAGATAAAGATTTATTTTTAAATAGTTTTATTTTTAGCCTACATAATTTTTTTACTTATCAAGACTTATAAAGAATATGTGCCCATCAATAGGTAATACTTAATAAGGTCTTATGTGTAGTAACCATTAGGCTCTAGAGACTAAGAACTCAAACTGACTAAAAATAAAAAATAATTAATTTTCAATATTAATGATCATATACTGCAAAGTTATGTATATTCCAACTTCTCCATTGTTGAGTGCCTCATATAAGTCTTCATCAACGAAATCTCCAGATTCATCATATAGCCATTTATGAATTTGAATAATTTGTATATTCCCTTTTTTGTCTATTCTTGCTATTGGGTCTATTACGGACCGAACTATCACCTTCTTCTTCGTCTCAACATCAAGCAATGTGATAATTGTCATTTTAAAATCCTTATAAATATCCTGTATAACAACTACGCTCAATCAATAAAGATTTTTATATTTAAATTACTTAAATAGCAATCTTTTCAATCTAAAAAATAAATAAAAAACACTTTAATAGTATGTGCCTATTAGAAAAGATACCTTAAATATTCTACTAGCAATAAAAAACCGCTTTAAGGGCTGTTCATCTAAAATTCACAGGTACTTAATGAAGTTTTTTTTTCTGTCTTTGCATCTTTCTGGGCTCACAAATTTTTCCAATAAAGTTAGTTAACCACAAAATACTTTCTTCACGATCTTCAAAATGAGGTATAAGACTTAAATCTACTTTTATCTTGCGATCAGCTAAAGGCAAACTTAAACAATGTTCAAAGTCTATTGAGCTGTACTTCAATTTGAGTCTTTTTTCTGCAGCTTGATTCTTTATCTCAGCCATAATGCGATTTAGATTAACGATCAAATTATTTGAAATTTTATTATTTTCATATACCCGTTCGTAAACTGTCTCAGCTACATCAATGTAATTTATTAGCTCTACATTCTCATTCATAGCATTTGTACTCCGTTTTTTTAATTATTCTCCTAAAATCATGTTTATTTGAGTTACCTAATGCATCATCTAAGTAAATATTGTTTAAATTCGATTAATTTAATTTTAAATAAATTATTGAATTAATAATATAATTATTGGATTTTATAATATCTTTATACATCTTTATCCTTAGCAAATTCAATTAAAATTTAATAAAAAACCCCGCCAATAATCGATATTTAGCGGGGCCGTTTGTGCCGTAATACGTCCGGCAAACGATAAAACTAGTTTTTAGGTGATCTAATGATATTTAGAACTTTCTCAGACATATCATGTAAGTCAGATCCAATTGGCAACCAGAAATGGAACACCGTATTGTCGCGGTTAAAAACTTGCTTGTAGTACTCAGTTTTAAAAGATGGGTCGATATCTGAAGCTTTTAACAATCGCCCTTCTTTTTCAATCTTTTGCCCGTCAAGTTCACCACCAACACAGATATTCATTTTAAGTACCAGATTTTAATTAGACTGGACTATAGCACAAAATAAAAAAGCCCACCGATTGGCGAGCTCTTAAATTCATTCTGGCGATTACTTTACATTTCGCCCATTTTAGAAATCTTTATACTCAAGTGTATACCCAACTGTCAAGCGTAAGTTTCTTGACTATCAGGAAGTTCAAAACGGAATGATCGAGAAATACGCGATCTAATTTCATTTTCCCATTCTGCAACAATAGATTCTCCAAATAACTCAAACTTCTGATAGCTTTTTATATATGCAGTCTTGGTGGCAACAATACCTGCAATTTTCATTTTTTCATTTAACGTATATGGTCGCTTACCAGTACCATTACATTTTTCACAAAACCTTGCCCCATCAGGAAAACCCTTTGAATTAAAAGTTTCAAGTTTTCCTATTCCTTGGCATGCTCCACACATAGCTTTAACAAAAACATGGCCACGCAAAATAATCTCAGCCATACCTTTTGCCAGATTAGTAAGATCACCTTGGGCATTAGTAGGGGTAAATTTTTTCTTTACCATTTCTTTATGAATCTCTACCGCTAATTTATTTCGCGCTCGGAAAAAATTACCTGATTTAATCTCACCACGAACAAACTCAACCTTACCCGGAATATCTTCAATACGGCGTTCGGTTTGAAAATTAAAGTCATACTTACTGTAAAAAGTTTCAGTCTGTTTTTGTGCTGGGGTAATTATTGCGATTCGCTCAAAATCAACCTTTTCAATCAAGACAGTGGCCCAAAGCTTTGCAGCTGGCGATAACAGCGCTAATTCACCTAAAACTACATCTTTCGAAATTTTCTTTCCTTCAGCTTTGCCTTGAGCAATAGCAAGGCGAAGTAACTCAATAAAATCAAACTTTTCAACCAACATAATCGCCTTCCTATTTACCCTTAATTAATAATTCAATTTGCTTTAATGCCATACCGGACTTAACTTGCTCTGTGCTGAACCGTAAAACTGTAAAACCCATCATTGCTGCGGAGTTGTATTTCTCCATATCCCCTATATAGCCTTTGCCCCTTGTATGGCGGCCTCCACTCCAGATCCCGCCTTCTACCTCAATCAAAATCTTTTTACCCGTTATTAAAAAATCTGCTCTCCATTTACGATCAGGATGGAACTTATATTCCTGTTCAAAACCAATCTTGCATGCTCTTAAATGCGTTGCCAGAACCACTTCACCCACACTTGGTTGTCTGGCAACTTGCTTTGCTGAACGGCGCTTTTTATTTTTCTTTATGGGAAATAACTTGCGGTATTCAGCAATGCTGACTGATGACATCAAGCACCACCTTTGAGCACTTGCTCTATAGCTTTAAGGGTTCGAATCATTGCCATTTGTAGAAATTCATGATTGCCGCGCATGTCTTCTTCAACATACTGCAAAGCATATTGAGTCTCTTTTAATGCCCCATCTAAACGCTTTTGCAGCTCCTCCACTTTCGCTTGTTGTTCTTTTTGAATCTCCCAAGCCCACTTTCCAGATTTACCCTCAAACTCACTCATGGCTGGCTCCTTTTTCTGCATCACACATTTCACATTTATCTATATGCCCCCACCCATCATCTCGAATGAAGCCAAACCCCTTACAAGCCTTACATTTGACTTTCTTTTTCTCACCCACCAAGAAATATCGATCTTTCTGGTTGTAGGTAATATCAATAGAACCTGAGTAATAGCGCCTTAACGCCCCATCAATATGAAATTCGTGTGGACCTACACAAAACATCCACCCCGAATCCCCGCCGCACTTTGTAAACCATGTGAAATATGCTTCTCTCCATTTCACATAACGGCCAGACAGATGAGGAGTCAACAATTCAATTAAACGTGCTCTAAGCATCTCCATGCTTGCTGACATATCTCCATAGTGATATTCAAGATCGTAGCTATACTCGCCTGTGTTATATCTAGTTGGCATGAGATTCACCGCCTCCGTATATTGATTCGTGGTCGCGGATAGCAGTCATCACACGCTTAATTGAAATGGAACCATCTGGAATGAAGTCGCAAAAATCATCAAGAAAGCTCAATCTCCCATTTCCCACCATGCGAACATGCGTGTAACCAACATGCTTATCTGTCGTAATGAATGCAGGCGTTAGCTTCTCAACTCCACCTAAATCGTTGATGATTTTCAAAGACTCCACCAGACGTTTAAGCTCAACCAAATCTACAAAATACTTCTCACGATCTGCTGGGCTGATTTCTACACTTTGACCACATTGGAACTCATAACCCTCGTTCCATTCAGTTGCGTTATCGGGTGCTGAATCTACGATTTCCTTCGCGTATTGCAGTCCTTTATCTCTAATCAATTTAGTTGCTTTCATGGCTGGCTCCTTT